GTGTCTGTTGAGTTTGACCCAGAGGCTCTTGGTTTCCCAAGCAAGCCAGAAGAACCAGTCAAGCCTAACCAGAAAGAGTGGTTTGGTCGTGAACACCAGACACGCAAGCAAATCCTAGAGCGTAATCTCAAGGTATTGCGTATGACTACGCAGGAAGAAGTTTCTGCTTCGTCTTACTCGTCTGTAATGGAACTAATCTAAACTAATAACACCACCTAAGCAAGTGGCTAAACTGCTTCCCAAGTTGGGGTAGCGACTAGATGGGTAAAATAATTTCGCTCCACATCTCCCTCCAAAGCTGAAGATCATTAGATCACAAATACTGCGAGGGAGAAAAGTGGGCCGACCAAAATAACAGATTGATAACAGTTTAAGAACTAATTAAGAAACGCCCCAGAATGTTCTTGATAATGTCAGTGGTTAGTGGGATAATGGTACTACCCCAAAGAAAGGAAATACAATGCCCTATGTATTAGAACAAACAAGTTATGTTTCAGAAGATGGAAACTATGGAACAGGCTACCTAATTACTTTTCCCTACGACGCCTTGAACGAGGACCAGTGGGGTGTTTTAGAAACACTTCCAGACTATGACAAAATGTCGTATGCTCAGGCTATACTTGATGGACAAGCAGACCTATCAGAGTGGGAAGACTAATGAACCTTGAACCCCTAAGACACCAAATCAACTTAGCACGTATTGCTCTTGATGAGGCAAAGCGTACTGAGGAAGATAGTGACTATGACGCACTGCTATCAATGGAACGCTCTTATTGTGAGGGTAGCCTTGAAGCACTAGAGTTTGCTTACGTCCTATTGAATGGGGCACCTTATGAAGACGAATGATGAGATAGTTAGTTATCTTATTGATGACGTTGAAGAGTTGATACCGCAGCGAGAAGCCCTAGACATAAACGATGCCTTTGGCGATTATCTTCAGGGCATTATCGAAAGAAGTCAGTCTATCCTAAGAATGATGGGCGTACCAGAAGACAAGATACCTAATGATGGGAGTTGCTAAAATGTCAGAGGGTAGTGTTATAGTAGAGACTATGAAAGAATGCCCCAACCATAATGGTAGCTTTGACTGCACCCCCTTTTGCAGAATTTGTGAAGGCGAACAAGAATACGAATCGAATGGTTTCTTGCCTTGCAATAGATTCTGGGAATGCGGAACTAATGTAGAGGAAGACATCTGGCACGAGGAATTTGGTTTCTGTGTTGACTGCTCTCACCTATACTTTGACCAACAATTAGACCCGTTCACCCTAGAAAGGATAAGCAATGCCTAGATACTACGTAAAAATGAGAATTGATTTCGATGGAGAGATTGAAGCAGAATCCATGCACGAGGCTGAACAGTTGGCCTACAAGTCATGGGGAGACAGCATGGACAACGACATAACTTATGACGGCGTCTACAGCATAGACCTTGAAGAGATTGAAGATGAGGAAGAGGACGAAGATGGCGATGAGTGAGATGGAGCAGATTGGATATGAGGCGGGAATGCAAGATATGCATAACCACGTCGTAAAAACAATTACTGGGGCACTAAACAATCCAGCACTAGATACACTGCCTGCAAAGATGGCCTTGCAAGTACTATTGGCCAGTTTGAATTCGCAGGATGAATAAACTTAGTAGGGGCTACTAAGATAGACGGTTCCTGTTATATCCTTTCTTGGGACCGTCAACGACCTGGGCAAGTCTAAGTAAACTGCCCCCTTTTGGGGCCGACCAGATCCTGATCTAATTGTCAACTTTACGAAGGCAATTAAGAATGCCCCGAAAATTGCCCCGAAAACTTATCTAATTATGCTTGACAATGTCAGAGGTTAGCCCTATAATTGTCTTATCAAATAAACCCACAAAAGAAAGGCAACACATGGCACACCTACTAGAGCAATCAGAAACAGGCCAGACTGCTTTCGCTTCTTTGCGAGAGCCTGCTTGGCATGGCCTTGGCACTGTATTTCAGGACGAGGTCTCAACTAAGAAGATGTTAGAACTAGCACATCTTGACAACTGGAATGTTCGTCTTGAAGATGTAGCAATCCCTGATGGCTTTGAGTCAGACAAAAACTATTCATTCGTGACTAGGACTAACCCATTCAACAAGGAGCAGAATGATGTTCTTGGTGTTGTTGGTGAGCGTTATGTTCCACTACAAAATGAGGAACTGTTTGACTTTGGAGACCTGCTTCTTGACAATGGCGGACGTTGGGAGACTGCTGGCTCTATCAAGTCTGGACGTGTTGTATTTGGTTCTCTTGCTCTTGAGCGTGAGACAGTTCTTGACAAAGACGGAGTGGCAGATAAGGTAAACACCTATCTTCTAATCAACACTAGCCATGATGGTTCAATTGCGATTCAGGCTTCTATCACTCCTGTTCGTGTTGTATGTGCTAACACTCTAAACCTTGCTCTTGGTAATCGTGGCAGAGGTGTCAAGCAGTCTTTCAAGATTCGCCACACACAGACCGCTTCTGGCAAGATTGCTGTTGCTCGTGAGGCTCTTGGTCTTACCAACCTTTACATGGACGAGTTCGACAAGATGGCTAACGAGATGATTCAGACAGAGGTTAGCAAAGCACAGTTTGATAAGATTGTTGCTTCGCTTTATCCAGCACCAAAGGACGAGAAACAAAAAGCGTCTATCACTAAGCACAATGCCAAGATTGACCTCATCAACGAAATCTATGTTGGAGACTACAACAACACAATCACAGGCACTGCTTGGGGTGTTGCTAACGCTATGACAGAGAGACTAGACTGGTATCGTTCAGGTCGTAAGGGCAACAACGAATCCATCTTGGCTTCTGCTTCTGGGTTTGACCCAATGACCAACGCAGAGAAGAATCGTATCTTCAAAGCGGTTAGGGAGTTAGTCAAAGCCTAACAACCAACACACCTGCCCCTGGCTTGACAGCTGGGGGTAGAGTGTGGTCGGCCATCTTACTTATATAGTTATTTATATTAAGATCATTAAGAAAACAATTACGAAGGCCTTGACAAATTCCCCGAAAAGTGAGACAATAGATGTATCAAACCCTAAACCCTATAGGAGATAAATGCCTACATTCAAAGTACAAAGAGAATACACCAACTGGGAAGAGATTACAGTTGAAGCTGAATCAGAAGAGGAAGCCTTAGAGCTTGTCGAAGATGATGAATCAGCATGGGAATACGCCTATGACGTAAACTCATACAACTACACTGGAGAGACATGGGTAGGAGAATCAGATGAGTAATGAAGATATGATAGTGCTAGTAGAAGAAGCTATTAGCAACCTTGAGGATGTTCGTGCACACTTAGTAAACTTAGGAGACTAATGGCCAAGCATATGCATTACTATAGCTATGGAGCTTGTACATGGTGTGGTAAGAAGATCAATAAAGGTCTTGGTGTAGATCTATACCGTGGAAAAAAAGTTTAAGAACCTTCTTGACAAAACCCCAGAACTATTATAAAATATAATCAACCCTAACAGAAAGAGACCCCAATGGGAACTAGAAATCTAACAATAGTAAAAGACAAAGCAGGAACAACCAGGATTGCTCTATATGGACAATGGGATGGCTATCCAAGCTATTCAGGTATCCAAGCTCTAGCATTCCTAAGAGATAAGACTAACAAAGATAATCTATGGTCTAAGCTAGAAAATGTAGAATTCATTACGGATGAAGAATGCGACACTCTCTATAAACAGTATGAGTCTACTGATTGGGAGAACAAGGATTTCCTAAACGCATACCCTGGCCTACACAGAGATACTGGCATTGGTATCCTAGACATAGTTGCTAACAGTACTAAGACTATCAAGATGATTGATAACACAGAGTTCGCTAATGACACCCTATTCTGCGAGGGTATCTATGAGGTAGACTTTAGCACTAATGATTTCATTACTACCTATGATGGTAAGGTTATTAGGTTCGATCTTGATTCGCTGCCATCAGACGAAAAGTATTTGGAAAGTTTTCAAAAGGACTTGACAAACGCCTAACTAGCTGTCATACTGTAATCAACCCTAGTAGAAAGATACCCCATGCACGTATTGCAATACATAGCTGTACAAGTAGAAAACCAACTAGACGACCCTAAGCAAGAAGCATTGCACCTTGTTGAACAAAGGCTACAAGATGAAATGGGTGGCGAAGAGCAATATCTATCTTGGTATGATTGGTTTGTAATGGGTGGTGGCAGGTGGAACGTTGACCCTGACAACCAATACGAATCATCTACTAATATGATTATCTCCTATGACGAAGCTCCTGCTGAGTATAGGGCTATGATTGATAGTATGATTACTAATCGTAAGGAAGAGTTCAGTGGATACCGCAAAATGTTTGACAGCAAAGAGATTGACCTGAATGCTAAGTTAGATAGCTATGCTGGCAATATGCAGTATGACATGGAGCTATATCCATTAGCTAAGATGATTGATATGATTCAGGGTAAGTGGGACTTCAATTCCTATTTCTTTGACAGTCAACACGATAGTACTAATCCAGAACATATGTACTCAAGTATTGACAAAGGCAACAAAAACTGGTATCTTGTACCTGTAGACTTCCATTTCTAAGAGAGGAACCCCAATGGCAATCAAACCAATTATAGAGTATCAAGGCTGGGACGAATGGGAAGCCAAGTTCAAGCCTATCAAGAACAAGTTCAGAGACCCACAGCACGAAGAGATTATCTTTGAGACCTATGGTGAGGAGTGGGAGTTTGTAAAAGCTCAAGACCCTAGGTATGTTTGGACTAACATTCAGGGAGATATGTCTGACCTGATTGTTGCTGGAGTTGCTTATGTGAATAGGTTGCATTACTACATCACTGAGATACCTTGGGAAGATGAGGATGAGTATGCACTAATCTCAGTAGAGACAGAGTGTGAATGCTATAACGAAGATGGTTATGAAGATGGAGAGATGGGTAGAGCTGACTGTCCAGAATGCGAAGGGTATGGGTTGGTGACTAAGTATGTTGGAGAGTAGAAACAAAGCTAAGGACCTGACGCCATACGTATACGACCTAAACATCTTTAAGCGTGAGTTACTCAATGGAGATGGTGAGTGGGAGCACATGGGCCCCTGGTATATCCACATCTATGAGTACACTGGACAGACAACTGAAGAGCTTGGTGAGCCTATTGAGTTAACAGCTGAAGAGGCGACGGCATTGATCGAGAATGACCCATACTTTCAAAACCATGAGCCTGACCTATGGTATGGCCTAGAGGGATTTGTATTTGAGAAGTGGGACTCAATATCAGACAGGCTGAAGTACATCTTCGAATGTCTTCCTAAGTACAAGGAGGAAGTTCTATTTTGATGCTTGACAATGTCAGTGGGTGCCTGTACAATTGAATAGGAACCCTATAGCTAGATTTGGTGGGTAGAGAATACTCCCTACCAACACGTGAAGAGGTAAGGGGTTGCCTGCTTCACAACAGGGGAAGGCACAGGTTGTTATACCTTTCTTGCTTGTGCTTTCCCCTAACTTTTGATACAATAGGAATCTATAACTAAAGAGGATACAGATGAGAAGCAGACGATTACCAATCACCAAAGAGGAAAAGGTAGCCATAAAACTATCAGACATAGTAAATGACTACAACCTAAACCTAGAAGAAGTAGGCAGGTATTTGGCGAGGGTAGCACCAAGAGTTTCATACAACAGAATCATAGAGATAGTAGAAGTAGCAGAGTTCGAGAAGGAGAACGAAAATGTCAGACACAGCCACAACCCACTATTCTAATCAATGTGGAATCCTAGCAGAACTATGGCTCAACTATCGTAGTGATGAGGACTTCCAAGACTTCACAGAATACAATGACTTAGGCTTACCACTTGCTTATGCTATTGCCAATGACATAGTCAAATCAACAGAGATGGCACAGAGGTTTATTGAGGAAACCTTTGATTTGCTATTGGCTGGTTTGGGTATTGAGGATACAGGGTTTGAGACTATTGATGATGTCTTAGGTCAGGCAGACAAGTAGCTAAATAAATAGTTGGTCCCCCTACTTGACAAGGGGGATCTTCTGTGCCCGACCACATTCGCATTTTACCATACTCTATTAAGAAAGTCAATAGGAAAACCCCAGAAAGTTATTAAGAACCCTCTGCAAAAAATCGCTGAAAGTTTTGAGGGTATCAAACCATCATATCCAAACCATCAAATCCCAAACCATTATAGTAAACATATCCCCAATAAGACATTAAGAAGGCTTTGTCCAAAATCCCTGAACCTTTTAGAGTGGTTTGGTATCAGCTATATGGTTTGTATATACTACTAGGTGGTTTGGTATTACGATCAGCTTCTAAATACCCCTGGAAATTGGCAGCGAAGCTGCGGCCCTAAGGGCCAGGGTATTACGAAGAGACAACTTTACCCCTAGTATAATACACAATAACAAACCATCATCTTTTGATATAAAACCATATAGTTTTGTTTAATTTGTATGTGGTTTGATCCAAAAACCATATAGTTTTTCTATGTTTTTATATGCCCAATATGGTGGTTTGGTGGTTTGTAGAATACCTAGAAAATGTGGTTTGGTATAAGAATTTAGGTTTCCACTATTGACATAGGAGGGTTTGTGTGCTAAAATGATTACGAGCCCCTATTTAAAAGTGTTCCATTATCCATATCCATCCACTTTCATCCACTTCTAGGACAAATCTAAAATAAATCAGTAAGATCTATATGTGCATAACTATGTGGATAACTCTGTGTAAAACCATCAAACCCTGTGTATAACTTTATCTATCAAACCATATTTTCGGGGGTATCAAGATGATTTGGCTATGGGAGATATGGGGATATTGGGGCTATCTGGCTATCCCAAAAACAATGGTTTGGTACTAGGGGTTATATCTTATACTAGGGATTACGATGCTTCCTTGACATACCCTCGATTTTTTGAGATAATGTAAGGATGGGAAAAGAATGGAAACAAAGGACATGGTTTAGGGCTGCTGATGGAACAAGAGGATCCAATGCCTTAGTTGCAAGAGAGGCTGGAGTTACTTCTGGAACAGTCTACAATGTCTTTAACCATCCTGACAAGGTGATCCCAGAGACTACTCAAAAAGTATTGGCAGCAGTTGAGAAGCTTAACTACATAGCAAACGAAACCCCAACAACTAAGCTGTGCACTGCCTGTAAAGTTGCCAAACCCTTTGAAGACTTTTATGAAACCCACAAGGCAAAACAAGAACCAGATGTTATAAATAAAAAATATCTCCACTCTAAGTGTAAACCATGTGATATTGCTAGAACCAGCATATACCATAAAAATAATCAGGCCAAGGTTAAGAAGATGCAATTGGCTAACCATAGACTTAGGCGATATGGACTAAACGAAGAACAGTACAACGCCATGATTTTGAGTCAAAATAACCTATGTGCTATCTGTAACAACCCAAGCCATAAAACCCTTCATATAGACCATGACCATGTGACAGGTAGGGTTAGGGGTTTGTTGTGTAGTGGATGCAATACTGGAATAGGTTTCTTTAAAGAAGACATTGCTACTTTCCATAAAGCTATTGAGTACCTATCCTGATACCCTGAAACTTTATAGGTTGTGGGTTACCCAGTAATACTGACACTTATCGCAGCATGGGTTGGCATCATTGTCTTTGAACTCAAAGTAAAACTCTGGGTCTTTTCTGTATAGGTTGGCCCTGTGTGATTCTGTTAGTCTATCTATGATCTCTTGACTGTTTAGCCAGAATGGTTTATCTGTACCCCACCTGTCCCTAGTGGCATTACGAAGGGTCTCTATGTTCTCCAGATTCTTGTCTGTTTTGATACCCCTGAGAGTCGCTACGCTGGCCATAGAGAGGACATACTCATAAAGGTGAGTCTCTGAGCCTCTCCACATCTTAACGGCTGGGTGGTTCCTCCAGGCAGCTCTGGGGTCATCACTGTTTAAAACCTTTAGTATCTGGTATCCCTCAAGGATCTGTTTGTTTAGACGTTTGTTGTCTAAGGCTTCTGCGGATTCTTTAAAGTCTCTGTAAGGTAGGAATGTCTGCATATATAAATTATACAGAGTATACTAGAGAATGTCAACCACTTGTGGTTGTTTGCATCTCTTATTTACCGCCGAACTTTAGTCCTGTTGTTTTCGCCATACTTCAACCCCAGCGTATAGGTTAAAAATTTCGAAGCTTATGGACCTATCGTAGAAGTTGACCTCAGCAGCTATGCCCCAGTGATCTGTCTTGCCAGCATAGAAGCATACCTTATCAAACAATACCAGAGATGCTGACAGCCCCCAGTAGCTCTTAGAAAACTTAACCCACTTAGGTATTTGCATTGCCATACCCCAATGCAGTAAGTGCCTTAGCAAGGCAAACCTCAGCACCATCTCCATAACGATGTCTATACTCTTTGCCACCCATGACCCAGTCGTCCAGGTTGGTTGGCTTCTTTCCCTCTACAGCAAGGTAGACATTTACGTCATCAGGCTTGGTGCCTTCTCCACTAAACCTGCCAATGTGGATGGTGTTTATTAGTGTGTCATTAATCTTAATGTCAACGTGTATAGGCATTACTTGCTCTCCTTTGGGAACTGCTTCATCCACTCTTTAGTACGATCTGTGATGCCATGCCAGCTAGACCAGTTCTTACCACCATTGGACATTTGAAATGCAATCTTAGCATTGGTTAGTGGATTGAATAGGTCTTCGTTAGATTCCAAACCATACTGCTTTAGTCGTGCTGGACCAAGGCTATCAATCATATTGATTTGGAATAAGCCGTACGAGTTGTCTCCTGTGTTCCTATTGTTATTATGTGACATAGGTCTACCAGTAGACTCTTTCATTGCTGTACCCCAGGCTTCTCGCAAACGCTCACCACGAAACCCAACGTCATACAAAAGATCTTTAAGCTCTTCTGGTGTTAGCTGCTCAGCCTTCTTGAACACACGCTCATATGACTTTGGCTCAATCTCAATTGGTACTACTGCTGCTTCAAACCTGATTATCTCGCTTTGGTGTGCTTCTGCTGGAGGGGTGCTGTCGTTGGTAAAACCATTAACGGTTAATCCAATGGCTAAAAGTAATGCTCCAGTAATAATTGTTTCAGGATAAGGCTTTATCAAAATATCTCCTAAGGTTATATTATATCGTTAGTTTGCTATGTATTCAAGCTTTGACAGGAAGTTTTCAGGGTATGCCAATGGGCAAGTGTGACAGTTATTAGTCTTAGAATCAAATGGCAGGCCACCACCAATAGATACTGGAATCTTTATCCCAAGAAACTTGGTTGGCTTTACATCATCAGTCACACAGTTTTCACACACACGAGACTTATACTGATTGTTCTCTCTGGTTAGTAGCTGGTACTGTGCTTTTATATCGTCAGGGCTGTCTACGTTTACCTTGCCCTCTTTGCTACCCTCTAGTTGCTTTAACCTTGTAACTGGTATGCGATGATCAATCTCTAGGTTGGTTGTAGTATGGATATCAGTAAATGCATCACGTACCCCCAAAGTTTTACGAATGATACCAAACTCCTTTGGAGAGTATGTTGCACGTGCATAGGCGTTGCCAGTAAGGTATGGGCTATCCAGCCTGTCCTTTGTTTCTGTTACGTTGTGTGTGCTACATCTTACACGTTTAATTTTTGGAATGTTTATTCCAGCGTCTCTTAAAAATCTAATATGTCCTGCAGGCTGACCAATGTCAAGATTACGATTGATAATTTCTTCCCTTAGGCAACAACGCAAGATGCCATCAGGGTTCTCAAACAAAATATTAAGAACAGACTGAGTCTTTGATCCTTGCACAAGCTTAGCTTCTTTTAGCCATAGCAACAGCTCATCTTTATTCATAGATATCCATTCTACACTGTATAGCAACGAAAGTCAACATTAAACTACTGGTTGAGGTTGAATTTGCTATATTTTTTAAATCTGCTATAATGGTTAAACAATCCAACAGATAGGGAAATAATGACAGTTGTATACACAAAACCAAACTGCGTACAGTGTGACCAGACCAAAAGAATGTTAGACAAAAACGGAGTTGAGTATACAACTATTGATATTACGAAAGACTCAGAGGCTTACGACAAGGTTGTAAGTATGGGCTTTATGTCTGCACCAGTAGTTATCTCAGGAGATCGAAGCTGGGCTGGATTCCAACCAGATAAAATTAGCTCTTTAGCTTGACCATCTAGCCATTTTTTGGTACACTTAGTATATGGAATATTGGTCATGGATCCTTGCTGCCATTGGCGTGGCTGGAATTTACTTTGTAGGAAAGAAAACCCTTTGGGGATGGTTTGTCCTGCTATTTAATGAAGTAATTTGGATTGCCTACGCCGTGATTACTGAACAGTATGGCTTTATTGTTTCAGCCATAGCCTATGCAGCAGTATACATTAAATCTTACCTGCATTGGAAGGCAGACGAGCAATCAGGTAGTGGTGTATAATATTATTATGAACAAGACACGCTTTCGTATAATGCCAGATGAACACTACGTTGTTAAAGTTGGCAATCACAATGAAGAAATTGTTGGTAAGGATATCTTGGCTATTTTAGAAGCAGCTCTTGATGAGGCAGCTGAGAATGACACAATTCTAGATGTTCGTGACAAGATGGAAGAAGTAGGCGAAAGCTAAAAAGCTTCTTGGCATCCATAGCAATAAAGCTTTGGAGAGTTTTCAGATAAGGATCCACCCAGAGCAAGCTCCTCTTTCTTGGCTAGGTCAATCAATTTCTGGCTAGGATAGCCATAGATTATATTAACCAAGTCGTGATAGCATAGTGGACATTCATTCATACATTAATTATAGCAGACTTGACCTTTGGTAGTTTTTGATGTAAAATGTTTAATAAGGGAGAATAATGAGTAGATATGAAAAGCGTAAGGCAGAGCGTCAAGCTGCATCAATTGTAAAAAACGCTAAGATAGATATGGTCAAGTGGGTAGAAACCATTGATCACGCACCATCTGATATAGAAGCTAAGGCTTGGCAGGATGGATACATTGCTGGTATTAATAGAGTTAGACAAACCTTAGAAGTAGCAGAGTAAGTTTGTCTTATATAAACTGATATAATATACAGATGGATAATCCTGATGAGATTGATTACGACATCTCACGATATACCGCCGAAATAGACCCTATGGTTATTGAAATGATTAAGCTTTCTGAGCGAATTAAAATCTTTTCAAAACTTAGAAATCTTATCTATGAAAAAGAATACGATAGGGATGAAGTTGCTGCTCACATACTTGGCTGGGCATACGAAAAACTAGCTGACTAGCTATTGACAATTGCCCTGATCTTGGGTATACTTATAGTGTTTAAAACAGAGGGAGATATATGAGCAAGCTAAAGCCATTAGAAGATAAGATTGTTCTAAAGGTAGAGAAAGAAACTGAAAAGACATCAGCTGGTGGTTTGATTATTCAGACTATGCAGGAAGAGAAGCCACAAGAAGCTATAGTCGTAGCTGTTGGCCCAGGCGTTACGTTTGGCAATGGTGAAAAGATGGTTCCAGATGTTAGCGTTGGGGACAAGGTTTTGTTCTCTAAGTACCAAGGTAGCGAAGTTACTGTAGACAATGAAAAGTATCTTATTGTTGCATACCGTGACATCTTGGCGGTGATTGGATAATTATGAATATTCCAGATATTGATTGGACTTCTGGTTGGTCAGAAGATCTTGAGGCACAAAGAAACGCTGACTGGACAAGTGAGTGGGAGCGTGGCTATGAGGATGGTATGTATTCTATTCTTGAAGCATTTGAAAAAGAACTTTACGTTGCCACCAAAGAAGATCCACACTATGCGGCCTACATAGAAGAGGCCATTAAACTTATTAAGAAAACAATTAATCCACTAGTCAAGGAGTAACAATGGAAGATTACGGACACTCACACGAAGAGGTAGTGGTTGTAACAGAAACAGAGCAGATCCAGCCAGCTGTAGAGGTTTATCATCAAGATCATTCTGGACACAATCACGAAGGACTAGACGGTCTTTGGGAAGTTATGTTTGGTTTTGAGCACGTCATTGCAGAGGTATTTTGGAATACGGTGTGGCTTGGTGCTGCATTTGCAATTGGTCGTTTGATTGCATTTCGCAAGGTACACAAATACATTGACGACAAGCATGGTGTATCTCACAACAAGGATCAGTATTAGTTCTTTATGGATGAGTTTGAGCAAGAGATAGCTAATATAAACAAAAAGCTAGACAGCCTTGAGCTTGAGATTGCTATGAACCAAGAAGCTTTAGAGTCTATAGAAATGAGATTAAGGTTGCTCAATACTGAGCTAGACTTTGAGGCTGAGGGCTGGTAGCTCAGCTGGTTAGAGCTACGGACTCATAATCCGTTGGTCATGGGTTCAAGTCCCATCCAGCCCACAAATAATGTATAATAGAAAGTACTATGTCAAACATTAATTATGACGCAAATACTGGTGGATATACCAGAGAAAAGGCCCTTGTCGAGCCTGTAGTGGCCCCTGAGGCCATAGAAAAGCCTAAGAGAACTAGAACCAAGTCTGTATCTCAGGTGGTTAAGGGGAATGTTAAGGACAAGAAGTCCTTGATGTATGAAAAGCAAGAGGCTAAGAGAGCACCAAAAGTGCAGATTGATCAAAAGCTAGTTCTATGGTCTTGGATTGTTGGTATTGGAATTGCTTTTATTTCATCTGCGATTGTATCTTTTAATGGTATCACTTCGGTAGCATTCTTTGTGGGGCTATCTCAACCCTGGATGGCTGGACTGTTCTTCTTCTTTATTGAGTTGATGTATCTTCTTTACCTTATTGCTTATCTTGTTCTTGGTTCTCGTGTTGATGAGGATGGTACCCCAGAAAAAACCAATGGTGCACTTTGGGGTATGATTGCCTTTGGTGGTATTGCTGTTCTTGCTAACGCTTTCCACACCCTAGACTTTTGGGAGTATGCCTGGACAAACCCTCAAATGTGGGCTGGTGTTATCCTAAGCATTGCTGCCCCCATTGCTATCATTAGTGCATCTAAGATGGCGTCTCGTGTTGTGTTTGCTAAAGCTATAAGGCTATAATTTTAATGGAAAACGTTTGGCTTGAGCCAGTAGTAGAAAAGTACAAGAAGTACTTTGGAGATACTGCTAACACTGTTATTGATGTAGTAACTAGAGATGGTGATGATGCAGAATTTTTACGTGAACGCCTGTCTGCAAAAAATGTTTATGCAATTGATGCAAACCCATTGGCTGTAGCAGACGCTAAGTCTAAGTATCCTAACTTTAATATCTTTGAAACTGCTGTGTCTAACTACGATGGCACGACTAAGTTTGTTCAGATAGTATCTAATGACAAAGATCACGCAGGATCCTCCTCGATTGAAAACTATTCGTTCTTTGAAGAGGCTCAGTACAATACTATAGAGGTTCCTGTAACTAGAATGGATACTCTATTAGATAGTCTTAACATAGAGCTGCCCATTGACATTATCAAGGTAGACATTGAGGGATATACCCACGAATTTCTAGAGGGTCTTGGAGAATATATTAAGAACGTGAAGCTATTTCACCTAGAAACAGAAACCTTTTATAGACACTTCCAGCACAAAACAAACAACCACATTATTAATTTTATGATTAACAGCGGATTTTTGCTTTGTGATGTGCAATACCAATGGGGAGAAGGTATTCAGGATCAAACCTGGATTAACCCTAATTACATTGTTTCATACTGAGATGGCTCAGGAAACATATCTTTAAGAACTGTCTCGTAAACTTCCTGAAACGATCCATCTTCAGTTGAAACAAAAGGCATATCCCCACTCTTAAAATCATATGAGTTGGGCTTGAGTGGATTTTTGGCAGAGTAGGTTTTTACATCCTGAATGTGGGTGCCACCAATATTATGAATGTTTCCATATCCAGATCTAGGGAAGTAAGCTTTCTTTATTGACTCTCTTAGTTTTTGTTTATTCATTGGCATTGGTACGTGTATGTCGTAGTCTATAGGATCTTTGATACCCTGGCGAACTAGGTTGTTGTATGTTCTTGATAATAAGGCTGCGTAGCGTCTTGAACCAAGCTCTATATACTTATCAATCTTAGTTCTTAATGATCCACCATGATAGGTTGGTATAATCCCAACATCTTTTAAGAAAAAGAAATCATCGTTCATTAAAACAAAATCATCAGATATTGCTCCTACGTTTGTAATTGCTTTTGTACAGTTAATAATATTATCAAACTTAGTTGCTGTGTCTGGAAGATCCACAAAATCTCCAAGGTACCAGGATGGCTTATAGCCAATCAGCCAAATATTATTATAAGAAGCATGGGCTACAACAGATCTAATAGAGTATCTTAGCTCTTCGTTGTCACCATCTCTGCATATATAAACGTAGTCCATAGTATATTATATCATTTTGGCTTCGTGATATAATTGTAGAATAGACTAAAGCAGGGACAAATGGCTAATATTTTAATTGTAAGTAGCAATTTAAAAAACTGGGATAAGAATAGTGGTGGGGTAGAAAGAACAGCTACCCTAGCAGAAGCCCTGGTGGGTCATAACGTTACGTTTTTATGCTTTGCATGGGACCAGTCATCAGAAGTTAAAAAAATAACAAATAATATAAAGTTTATTAAGCCAGGTATTGAAAATGCCGTCATCCAAAAACACAGGTTGAGAATAGGCAGTGATGCAAAAGCTAATCACGATATAACAAAGTACATTTATAAAAGATATTTAAAAAGCTTTAACAAACAAGTACAGCTATTGTCATCACAGGCAGACTTGGTAATCCTTGATCATTTTTCAGCAGCCCCATTCATAGAAGACATTGTTGGAACAGTTCCAATTATATACAACTCTCATAACTCTGAAATCACTATGGCAAATCAGCTTCATCCAAACGATGAGTTTGTAAATGGAATAGTAGAAAGAATGGAAAGGATCGCAGTTGAAGGATCTAATGCCATGACGTACTGTTCTAAAAAAGACTTTGATGAAACTAAAAAGTATTATAAAGCTGTGCCAGAAGACAATGCTTATATTCCAAATGGAACTATAGTAAGAGATAGAATAAACACTAAAAAAAGATTGCAATCAAAAGATATTATTTTTGTTGGGAGTGGACATCCGCCTAATGTTGTAGCTGCAAATAAGATTATTGATATTGCAAAGCTTATGCCAAAATATAATTTTATTATTATTGGTAGTGCTGGTAATGGAGTTGACAAGAAAAAGATTCCAGAAAATATGACTGTTACTGGTACTGTTAATGACGCAATGCTAGATTCTTTTTTTAGTAACTCTCTTGCTTTTATTAATCCAATGGATTCTGGATCTGGAACTCATTTAAAAATGATGAAAGCTTTAAGCTATGGAATACCAATTATAACTTCAACAATGGGTGCAAGAGGTTTTTCAGAAAAAGAAATTAAAGATTCTATGATTGTTGCTGAAACAATTACTGAGTCCGTAGACGCTATCAAGTCTTTATCAGATGTAAAACTCTATGGTCAACTATCTAATAATGGGTTTGAAGCTGCTAAATCATATGACTGGGAAAAAATTAAAAAAGACTATTTATCTTTTGTTGACTCTGTATTAGCTAAAAACATTGTAAGTAAAAAAGAAATAAAAGATTCTAAAAAAGAAAAGGTTTTGCTCTACTCAATTGTAAGAAACATAGAACCCAAGTTTGACCAGTATTGTAATCAGATTAAAAAGATAGTGAAGGCCTTTCCTGAGTATGAGTTTTACCTATCCGTATATGAGAATGACTCGTCTGATAATACCAAGTCAAAGCTTCATACAACGGACTGGTCATTCCTTAATGGCGTTTCTGTGGTAACTGAGAACATACAAACAGATTTCTATGGCTCTGTGAAGGATCCTGTGCGTGTTGAGAACCTATCCAAGGCCAGGAATAAAGCCATAGAGGCTGGAGGATTCTTAAGCAAAGTAGACTATGTGCTTATGGTAGAGGGAGACTTGTCATTCAACATGGCTTCTGTTAAAGAGCTGTTAAACTTTAAAGATATTAAGCCTAACTTTGACATAGTTTCTGCGGTATCTATTAGAAAGAATGGAACTCATTATGATTGGTGGGCTACAAGAACTGGCCCTGTCTATAAGCCAGAGGCTTCTGAGTTAGATCCTGAGTACAGTAGAAAGCATTATGGAGAGTATTACTCTACGTCTAATGGACTGGTGCTATACCGTGCAAAACCATTCCAAGAAGGTGTGCGTCATGGATGGATCAATACCGTGACAAAAGAGTTTGATTGTGAAATGGTTGTGCTTTGTCAAAACTTTAGGGCAAAGGGATATAACAATATTTATATTAACTATAAGGCTCAAACATTTGTTTAAAAGAAAAACCAGGGCCGTAGCCCTGGTCATCTTTTGATTCTATAAGCTACTTCTTTGCAGCTGGCTTCTTCTTTACAGGAGCCTTCTTTGCAGCAGTAGACAGCTTCTTAGAAACTTCCTTAGCTGCTACTTCAGCAATTAGTCCAAATGCTGGATCCTTCTTGTTCACATAACGGAGCAAGGTAGGCACTGCAGCTGCCCATAGACCGTTTGCGACTGTTAGCCATTCAGCTGTCCCAAAGTCCAGAGGAGATGATACTCCTGCACTTGCCATTGTTGTTGTTACTAGGGCTAGTACTACACCAAGCAGGTTGCGTAGGTATGAGTCTAGCATTGTTTTCATTTGTGTATTCATTATTTTATTTCTCCTTATTTTCTTGTGGCATAACAGTTTTAAGATCTTCATAGGCCTCTGTAATTTCTTTTACAAGGATTATGTGTGGACCCTGAACTGTCTGGCCATAAGTATTAAAATAGTTAAGCTGTGGCTCAACCTTATTTTTAAAAGTATCTAACTTTTCTTGAACCTCTAAGATGTATGAAAATGCTTCATCCCTAGAAGTGGTCAAAAACTTTAGATAAGATTCGTTAGCAATCTCTTCACGATTAGCTAATCTCTTTTCTAGCTTTTTGTTTTTACTTTTAGTGATCATTAACGATGTTACAAGCATGGTGCTAAGCAAAGACAAAAACACTATGCCACCTACATACAGGTACTGTTCATAAGCTATCATTCTTTTCCTCCTAGTGCTTTTCTAACTACAAGCACTACTGCTCCGTTGTCTTCAAGAGCAGCTTTTACTCTAATTACATACTCAATGGCCTTACGCTTATCTTCCTCAGTAAGTACAGCAAAGTTTTTCTCATCTAGCCTAAGCGAGACAAAGTGTTCATTGTCTACCAACTCAATGCCAGAGAAACCCTTTGGTGGTGTTACTGAGTGAAATGCACGTTTCATTGCATCTGTATATACCATTACTGCTCCATTGTTAATGCTTGCCAGGTGTTACCCCAGTCTTGTTTAGTTTTGTGTCTATTAAATTCCCTTGAAATGTCACCCTGTTCAAGATAGATGCCTCCCCAAACTCCAGTATTCTTTTCAGAAACTGCAGATGCGAAACATATCTTTCTCACGGGACACTCTCTACAAATTTTATCGATTAAAGATCTTGACTCAATGTCTTCCTCGTAAGTATCAAAGAAATCATTTGTATCTTCTCCAAGACACGCAGCTTTGTCTTTCCAACTATTGTTCTGCATATCTTACTCCGCATATTTACTAGGTATTCTCCATCCATCTTGGTCTACAATGAAAATGTTTTTGATATACCAAACTCCATTAATCCTGGCAGCGTTTGATTTAAACATTGCACCTGGATTCCTAATGAGTTCCACTACATTCCATCCATCCCATGACAAGGACTTACTTTTAGAGACAATACGTTCCATTTTCTCTAATGATTTTACTTGCTTCATTTTTACCTCTTTATATTGAGTGTTGTTGTTTGACATTAAAACCTAAACAATCCAACTTCTACGCCAGCAAGCTCAGCTTGAGCAACTAGCTTAGAGTTATATTCTCCAGGCTTACTTAAAAAGATAAAGTAGTTAACGTTGGCGATGTTTTGTTCAGCCCACACCAATGGAACCTTTTGGTACCTAATCTTGATCCCTCTAGACTTTAGACTACGCTCAGTTATGTTACAAAATTCAGTAACAAAGTTGTTAATTCCACGTGGGCCAACACTGTACACCAAAATATCTTTATCGTCTTCAGTTAGCATAGACATACCAACTGCCATAGATCTCATAAAGACATTATAATCGTTAAAGTTATTTGTCCCCTGTACTGCGATTATCAATTTGACTATCCATTCTTTAAGCTGTTGTAAATAAACAACATCTTAGTAACTTGTTTTTTAGATAGATTCTTCATCTCAGTTGGCTTCCCATCCTTTGGATTAAATCTTCCATTATCTTTAATGTCTGCATAATAAATTTTATTTCTGTCTAACCAATATGCCTTGTTGTCTGGCATTTCGATAAACCTGAATGCTCTTGTCCTGTCGTACCCCTGTGCTTGTGTTGGTCTGTTTAGATAGGCATACATTATGTCTGGCATAAATTGCTTTAATTCCCAGAACAGTATGCTTTGTCTAATAACCTCACGCTTGACAAGCTTTTGTTTATTATACTGTTTAATTATAGCAATTAAGGCTAGGGTTGTCAATACCCCAGCAAAAAATATTACATAATCTAGCATTGTTTTACCAACTAATCTTTAAATATGTGAGTTAGCTTATCTACATTTGTATAGTCTGTACCAAATTCAGAGAACAGGGCCTTATCCATTTCACGCTTTACGATTGCACGTGACCAGGAAAATCCTGCATCCCCACCCCAAGCGTCCCACATAATGCGACCGTTTGATGGATTGCTAGTGTTGTTAAAATCTTTGCCCTTCTTGTCAACTTCGTGACGTGAGAAGAAGGAGTACATACGCTTTACAACACTAAGAGACATTGATCGTCCTGCTACAATGTCTGTTGCTCTACCCCAACCTACAGGAGTTCCTGCACCAGTTGCTTTGCCTTCTTCTTTCCATTTAAGAGCACGACGTGCTGCAGCTTTCATACCAGATGTTGGTGCGTAGCCTTCAGCCTTTGTCATCATATCCATTGTGTGCTCTTCTGCATCAACAACTTCTGCGTCTTGGTACATCATACCAATGCTGTATGCAGTTGGCTCCCAATTATCATCGTCGTCTTCTTCATAAATTCTTACAGACATTGCTGGATTGTCTGGTGGCATGGATTCAAGTGCGTACTCTGATCCAGGGGTACCAAGTGTTCCACCCTCCCACATAATGTGCTCAACAACTCCATGAATAACGCCTTCAGATGTATTACCCATTACAAAGTCACCCTCAGCAATTGCTGACTTAGTTGTCATTGAGTCGCTTCCTGCAACCACAGCACCATCAGAACTAAATACATATCCAGATGGCTTGCGACGCTTTACTTTAAATTTGCGATACATCTCATCTTTAATTGCTTTAGATACTGGTACGCAGTTTGGAACCATCCTGCCATCTTTTTCTTTCATTCCACGCTGCTCATAACCAGACCAACATGGAGAAGCTTTATCAACTGGCCACTCTTCTGGATTCTTAATGCCAACACCTTTATTTTCGTTAGCTTCAATTGCTGCTATCTGTCTTCCAGCAGCTTCTCTTGTGTCATGGCAACCCATAACATCTGACGTTCCGTCTTTTACGACAGGGTATCCACTACATCCGTAGCTTCCCTGCTCTCCTATTGAATATGGCATACGTCTATTATATCACTTTTCAAACATTCTTTTAATCTCTCTAAGAGATTCTTGCTTGTCTGCTGGCAGCTGGGCTATTGCATCTTCGTCGTCAGCTAGGTCTGTTAGGACTACTTTTGGGTTTATGCTGTCCATGTCCTCAGCCTCTATAAAACCATTCTCCCAGAAAAACATTATCTCACCATGAATAAAGTCAAGTCGTTCATTCCATAGTTCTGGCATTACTTCTCTAAGTTTTGGGGTAAAGTTATATAGGAACTCTCCAGTTTCAGAGTCAACTCCTGCTACCTCTACAACACCATTAAGGATAAGCTCTTCCATTGATGGCTCTATCATTAGCTATTAAGTGCTCTCTTGGCCTTTAGCTCATCAAAGTCCTTAACCTTAGTATCTCCTAGATACCCCCAGGCATACCCTTTCTCAATCATTTCGTGATTGATAGAGTTGCCATCTCCATCAAGATATAGCCAGCCAAGAATACGTCCATACTTTTCAGATGAGTCCATCTTCTCAGTTCTAATCACAACATTCTTTGCTGCCTTAATTCGATCTGCTAAATACTTCTTTGACTCTAGGCCCAGAGCCTTCTCTGCCTTATCCTTTGTGCGACTTTCTGGGGTATCAATACCAGCCAATCTAACACGTGAGGTAAAACTAATATCAAACCCTAAATCAATAACAACGTCAATAGTGTCTCCATCTACTACGTTGGTAACTTGTTTTACATAATACTCGAACATCTAGTCATCTCCTTTTAGTCTGTTCTCAATGAGCTTTTCACGCTCGTCAACAATCTCTATTGCAAAGCTCATCATTTTTTTATAGCCAATTGGGTTACTCATAATTTTTTCATAATGGTGTGCACAAAAAAGCAAATCGCCATCAAGGCCTTTTACATAAACATATGCCTGAGCATTACACCCTGAGTCGCAACGGTCATTAGCGGTAAGAAGCCAAGTCTTTGTTTCTAATACCATTACTTATCCTTACTGTAAAAGCCACTACCATTAAAAGTAATGCTAAGATTGTTAATTACTTGGTTCATTCTGTACCCACATTTTTGGCACAAGTGTTCTGGTGATGGATCGTGGATGCTTCTTTTTTCAACTAATGTTGTTTCACATTCACGACAGACATATTCATATGTTGGCACAAAATCTCCTTAAGACAAAACCATGTGAGTGGCATATTATAAGATATAGTATACCACTACACATGGCTAGTGTCAAGCAATCTTAAGGTAGTTTAATTACCTGTCCAACATTAATTTTGTTTGCATCTTTGATTCCGTTTAGCTTTACCAAGACTGCAACAGTTGTTCCGTTAGCCTTAGCAATTTTTGTTAGGTTATCCCCAGAAACTACGGTGTAAGTTTTTGCTTTCGAGGTAGATGGTTTTACAACTACTGGTTTTGCTCCATGAACTGGTGCTGGCAGAACTGGATCACTTTCTGGTGTCTCTACACTTGCAGTTGCCGCTGCAGCTTCCACCGCAATCAGTGCGTTGAAGAATCTAAATGGTTCGATATAACCTTTGCCTGTGTTGTTCCATGCGTGGTCCTTTCCCTCTTTTAACTCCCAGTGGAGGTGCTTTCCTGTAGACATTCCAGTAGAGGCCATCTTCCCAAGAATAGTTCCTGCCTCAATCTTCTGTCCAGCTTTTACCTTTAGTCCATCAGCCATGTGTGCGTATAAGGTTGTGTACGCTTTGCCGTTAATATTGTGAAGCAACTTAACATAATTGCCAAAGCCACCACCTGGAGCAGTTGACTTCTTTGCTTCTAGTACCTTGCCATCGTATGGTGCTTCAATCCAACAAGGTTCTGCACCAGCCCATACATCTGAGCCATTGTGATGTTTTTTCTCTTTTGTTACTGGGTGTATACGATTACCCATAGGGGAAGTAATCTTAAAGTTCTTCCCTAGTTTGCCGTCAATAGGCAGCTGTGCTTTAGCCATAATGTTTCTCCTAAGTTTTCCATAATTATTTGGAATGTGCGTTATTACCGCTTTTCAGCGTATGTTTTATTATACCACAGTGAATAAAAATGCCCCCACGAAGAAAAATATTCTACGCAGGGGACACCTTTAAAATAAACTATTTATTAAAACCAGGAACTGGATTTACTAATTTCTTTTTAGATCCTGGCTTTTTCTTTGCTGCAAGATGAGCTACATCAAGACTTGGCATGGCTTCGCTTGGAACCCCATCGTCTGGGGTAATATCTTTGGCAGACGCCTTAAGCTTTTCCCAAGCCATAATAGCTTCAACAAAAGCAATTGGACTTACAAAGCCTTTACCATTTAGATCCCATCTATGAGTCCTACCCTCTACAATTTCAAAATGTAGATGGCGTCCTGCTGAGGCTCCTGTGTTGCCCATAATTCCTAGAGGCATCCCAGCCTCAACCTTCTGACCAGTCTTAACCTTTAAGCTGCCCTCTTCCATGTGGCCAGAACGAGTGACATACCACTTGCCATTAATCTTTGAGCGAATGTCTACGTAGTATCCAATGCCACCTAGAGAACCATCAGGCTTTTTTAGCTTTGATGGGCCTGCATATACAACAGTTCCGTCGTGCCATGCTTCAATCCAGATCTTTGGGTTTGATCCCCAAATGTCATCGCCGTTATGATGCTTCTTAATTTTTTCAATGGGATGTATTCTCCATCCAAAGGGACTTGTAATCTTCCAAGCCTTACCCTTTTTCCCGTCAATCGGGTATTGTGCTTTTGCCATGATTCTCCTTACACGAGCAATATATATTCCTTATTAGAATATAATTCTATTATAGCAGAAAGTGGGCCTTTTAACATCTTGCCCAGGATGTCTCCTAAGGTAGCGTCCGTTAGGAAGACCTACTTGATCTTAATAGACTTAGGCTTCTTCTCTTCTGGAATATTCCTAATTAGATCAATGTACAGGATACCATTGTCAACGCTTGCACTATCTACCTCAAAATATTCAGGTAGCGTAAAGGTGCGAGTAAACTTACGAGCAGCAATACCTTTGTGTAGGTAGTCTTTTTCGTCAGCATCGTCTTTGGTTGATTTGATGGTCAGGGTATTGTTTTCAGTTGTTACACTGATTTCATCCCTCTTGAATCCAGCTACCGCAAATTCCATAACCAAATGATCGTCATCAATTTTGACAACGTTGTATGGTGGATAGCTTGGTTTTGTTGCATTTAGGGTAGTTAGACCCATATTAAAAAACGGATCCTTTAAGAACTCCGTAGTGAATGTTGTTACCATTTTGTTTCTCCTTTTCAGCGAGTTGTATTCCTCCCATTTACTGGGCAGGTATATAAATTATAACATATTTTGAGCCTCCAACAGGACTTGAACCCGTCACCTACGCATTACAAGTGCGTCGCTCTACCAGATGAGCTATAGAGGCAGTGCGACTATCCTGATGACGAAACAACAGGTGCAGTTAACTCCACAGCAAGTCGCCAACTGTGGCAGCGATCCTGACCAGACTTGAACTGGCGGCTTCCTCCGTGACAGGGAGGCACTCTAACCAACTGAGCTACAGGATCTCAGAGCGAATAGCGAGAATCGAACTCGCACATTAACCTTGGCAAGGTTACGCACTACCACTATGCAATATCCGCTAGTGTCCATTTTTATCTCCTACCCTGAGAGTGGTATGGACCACACCATTAGCTCCCCCTCCTAGATTCGAACTAGGGACCTTAGAGTTAACAGCTCTCTGCTCTGCCGCTGAGCTAAGGGGGAATCTTTAAGTTACATTAAAACCTTTACGACTGGCATACAAGGATCTCCGCCATCTTCCCATTCTTGTTCTTCTTCTTCTGTCATATAGGGATCACCGTCGTGTGTGTGGCAGAATGGCTCTGTTACCCAACCTTTATCAATACCAACTTGCAACCAAGTCCAGTACTCATCAATTTTGTTTTCTGTCATAGATATATTTTACACCTATCTCATCAAAAAGTCAAGCTTATTCGTTGCTTAAGAGGTAATCAACAATGGCTGGATTTTCACGTAAGACAGATAGCATTGTGTCTTCATACATAGCAATAAAATAATGTTCCCAAGTATAAATTACATCATCAGACTGAATGTTTTCCATGTCTGGTTTAATGCCACTAGATCCATTTGAAAAACGAACAGCGTGGAACAGTTCGTGGAATAAGGTTTGACGTTTACGAGATGAGGGGCAGTTCTTGTCTATAACAATAAAGTTGCTTTTTTGCAGGGTATAGCCATAACTATCGTCATTGATCATACCATCATCATCACGTGATCTTTCAACAATTGTCCAATCCTGTGCACCAATCTTTACCTTGGTAGGCAGCTTTGGATACCTTGTAGTCTTGGCAGATGCCATAAGAAAACCCCTCCTAAATAGTGTTTATATATAGTATACACTACCCAGGAGGGGCTGTCAAGGGGTTGCCTGACTTATTTGGCGTTCTTGTCTACCTTAGCGAATGCCTCGTTAATTTCATCTAGGCTAAGCTTTCCGTCCTCCAAAAAGGCTCTAGCTAGCTTCTCAACTACTGTTGCTACTCCTAGAATACCTGCCATAAATACTGCTGACAATAGCTCAACTCCAACGATTGCTCCTGCTCCTAGGACTGCTAGTCCTGATGCTGCAAATACCGCTAGAATTCTCCAGATAATGTTCTTGATGGTTGCCCATCCTCCTGTTACTCCCTGTTCTTCCATTTTAGACTCCTTTCATACTGTCTAATTTTGTTTTGGCATATTTTGATCTATATGCACTTACATATCCACGCTGGTAGCTTTGAAACTCTACCGCTGTTTTTTGCTTATTTTTGTAATAAGTCTTTGCTGATTCAAAAGCTAAGCTACGAACCATCTTGTAGTCTGGCTCATTGTATGCTTTAATATAATCAATTACTTTTTTAATCATTCCTTGTTCCTTATGCTGTAAGTTACAATCCAAACTGCCAAGCAACCTAGAATTGCGTATCCTACTATTGTTTTAAAATCTCCCTCAAGAACACCATAGGCTACGAACATTCCAAGAAGTGTCCAAAGTTGTCCTAAGATATCATTGAAGAACTTTCTTATTTTTTCCTTCATTCTTATACCTTTCTACTGGCTGTGCCAGATACTGAAGTTGGTGCTCCACCTGTTGGTGCTGATGGAACTGGTGGTGTTGCTGCGTTAATAATCATTGCTGCACTGAGGGCTGCGTTTACTGCAACAATTGCTGTTACTACTACCTTTTCAGCCTCTTCACGAACTTGAGGAGACATATCTGCTCCTACGTTTCCTAGTGCGTTAAATGCTGCCAAGACTTCTTCTGCTCCTGGAATTCCTTCAAGTGCCGCTGGCAATTCTGGATCATCTGCTATTGCAAGAACCGCAAGGGCATCCAAGGCTGCTTCATACTCAGGAGATCCTTCTTCAGCAACTTCAAACGTTGCTAGTGCTGCACCTAGTAAGGCAGCTACATCTTCTTCAGATAAGTCTTCTGGAGCAATGTCTTCTAGCTCTCCAAGGACTTCTGTGGGGCTTGACGGCTCTGTCTCAGGTAGCGGTTCAGGCTCAACTTCCGTTGGCTCTTCAATAGGTTCCTCGCTAGGCGTAGGTTCAGGTGTTGACTCTTCCGTAGGTGGAACGGTCTCAGGTTCTGGTTCAGGCTCAACTGTCTCCTCTGGGGTAGGTGTTACTGGTGATTCTGGAACTGTTGCTGGTGGAGTTGGATCTACAATTGGTGTAGTAGGTGTTGGTTCTGGTGTTGGCTGTACAGGAATATCTTCATAAGTTATAAGAAGAATTAATACCTTGGGTGTTCCACCAGCTGGATCATTTTGAAAAGTATCGTTTGATACTTCTATTGTTGCTGAGGTTTGTCCAGACAATAGCTCAAAAAGAATCGAAGAAACTTCTTGTCCTCTAGTTGAATCGTTGGGATCTCCATAGTAGCCAACAGCATTTGCAACTCTTTGTCCTTCAGGAGCTACTACTTGAACGAAAGAACCTTCATTTGTTACTGTTGCACC